CACACATTACCATTCTAAAACATCTGTAAAGAAGTGGGGAGGTGTTGAGGCTGACTATCAACCTATCCATGATTGGTTTGATGCAACCAAAGAATGTTTTGCTGATGCAAGACATCGTGCTATCCGTCATCACTCACAAGGTATCTTTGAGTGTGAAAGACAATTCGGGTTATTCATTGTGAATAGTGATGGTCGTGAAGTGCCAACACGATTGATTGGTGAACAACATGTTAAAGAAGATTGTGGTGGGTGGATACCTAGCCTACAAGATTGGTTAGAGAACATGAAGTTCGTTAGTTGGATGAACAGAGGTTATGACTTAAAGGAGGGAGAGTAACATGGGCTTTCATATCAATGTGTTTAATATGCCTAGAATACAGGACTATAAACACGCAAAAGAAATATTTAATAGTAAAACTGCTGTGCGTGGTGAGAACCAATCGGTGCGTAGATTGGGCGATAGGTATGAGAAAGAGAAATGGTTGCGTCAAGAAATACTTGATGGCATTGAAGTATATACGGCAGGGTATTATGATACCGACTTGGTAAAGTTTTATCCAACACACAAAGAGATAACGCTAGGTAGTTACCCATCGTCAAGCACACAATACTTTGTAGAGTATATTGCAGGGCTAGGGTTGTATCCCTTTGAACATAAGCGTTATGTGCCTGCACCATTTACTAGAAGTCCATTGGTTAAGAACAATCAGATTGAATGTTACATTAATCAGCTAGGTGATAAGTTTTATATGAACGCACATGATTGGTATAAGTTAGATTATCACAACGAACCAATTAACCCCGAACAGTTTGAAAAACCTGTTAAATATAAATTTGATGCAAGTCAGATGCGTGAGTTGCGATTGCCATACAAAAAGCTATTGAAGTATGCAGACACCATGCTGAAATTAAATACCGATGGCTTTGAGAATGATGATGAATTAAATAAACAACTAGCAGACAATCACAGACCAGAAACCATATTAACTTTATGTGCTGATGAAGATAAAACATATTTAGCATATTATTATGTAGTAAGACAAACACAACATAGCCGATGGACAGGTAGTGGTGGATATGTAAGCTATGTCAATATAGGCATGATTAAACGATACATAGATAGACAAATTAAATTAGATAACCCACAAGTTTTAGTAGAAGTAAATTAACCCGTTCTGTTTTGCACTTAATCGTGCACATCAGAACATAACAATAGGAGAGAGTATCATGCAACAAGAAATCAGTTTGAAACAAGCAGAAGAACTAATTGCAACCATAGGTAAAGATGTTACTGTGCATATGCGTGGGCAACCTGGCATCGGCAAGTCATCAATACTTAAAACATTGAGTGCTAGGTTTCCTAACCATACACCTGTGTATATTGATTGTGCAGACCTAGACCTAGGCGACCTAGCTATGCCTGCCATGAACCACGAAACAAAGACAACAACATTCTATCCGAATGAACGCTTTGCTATACACAATGACAAACCTGTCATCATCATGCTAGACGAGATAACGAAAGCGTCTGAGCCTGTTAAGAATATGTTATTGCCTGTCATGCTAGAGAGAAGGCTAGGTGCAGTTAAGTTTCATCCCGACTCTATCGTGTATTCCACAGGTAATCTAACAACCGATGGTGTTGGTGATACTATGAAAGCACATGCCAAGAACAGACTTACATCTGTAACTATTCGTAATCCTAACGATGACGAGTGGATTAATTGGGGTGTAGATAATGGCATAGCACCCGAAGTATTAGCATGGGTTAAACAATTCCCACATGCACTAGCGTGTTATACAGATGACTCACAGAAAGAGAACATGTATATATACAATCCTCGTAAGCAACAAGATGCGTTTGTATCCCCTCGTTCATTAGAGAAGGCATCGCATATTGTTAAGAACAGACATACACTTGGCGAGGATACAACTATGGTTGCATTGACAGGCACTATCGGTGAGTCTGCCTCTCGTGATATGTCTGCATACTTCAGTCTAGCTGATGGCTTACCTACCAAGGAAAGTATTTATCAAGAACCTGAGAAAGCTATCTTGCCAAGCGACCCCTCTGCTCGTGTAATTCTTGTCATGCGAGAACTAATGACAATCACAGATAAACATATGGATGCGTGGTTGACTTACCTTCAACGACTACCGATGGAGATACAAGCGTTATTTGCAGTCAACATCATGGCATCATCACGCAAACAAATTGCGGCTACCAACAAGTCATTCATTGATTGGGCAGTTAAGAATAACCAATACTTCTAGGAGATAAGCATGGCACTAACGAGTGAACAAAGAGTCACGAAGTCCCACATAGCGATAATGCGTAGCAAACAATTCTGTATGTTTGCAGGTGTGTTGTCGGTGGGCAAAGTAATCTTTACTGACGACATACCAACGGCTTGCACCAATGGTCGTGATGTTATGTATAGCCCTGACTTCATCAAGACACTAGATGATAAGGAGTTAAACTTTGTCGTGCTACACGAGGCATTGCATAAGGTCTATCAACATATGCACTTGTGGCGAAAGCTATTCAAAGAGAATGGTCAACTTACTAACATGGCGGCTGACTATGTTGTGAACTATGCAATACATGAAGCTGATGAACATAGTGAAATTGCTAAACGACCTGACTCAGCGTTGTTTGATATTCATTATGCCAACATGACAACTAAGCAAGTGTTTGACATGCTGAAGAAAGATAGTCAGTTTATTTCTATACAGGCAGGGCATGATACCCATGATTGGGAAGGTGCTGAAAGTCTGTCTGATGAAGAAGTTAAACAGACGGCTAAAGAGATTGACCAAGCGTTGCGTCAAGGTGAGATTATCCGTAGCAAGATGCAAGGTAATAAGAACCGAGCAATCAACGAGATACTTGAACCCAAAGTAAATTGGCGTGAGCAGTTGCGTGACTTTGTAAATGCTACCTGTCGCAACAAAGATAGAACATCTTGGAAACGACCACACAAGCGTTTCATAGGGCATGATATTTATATGCCTAGCATGATAGGTGAAACCATAGGTAAGATTGTGGTTGGTATAGACACATCAGGTTCTATTGGAGATAAGGAACTTAACGAGTTCTTAACAGAAGTTGTAGCTATATGTGATGATGTATCACCATCAAGCATAGAGTTGTTGTATTGGGATACTCATGTAGCAGGACATGAGACATACAATCAAGGTGATTATAGTGCCTTGGTTCAGTCAACAAAACCTGCAGGGGGTGGTGGCACACATGTTGGATGCGTTAATCAGTATATCAAAAATAAGCGTATTGAACCTGAGGCTATCATTATATTAACAGATGGTTATGTAGAGAATGACTTTGGTGGTAATTGGGAATACCCAACCTTATGGGCTATCACAACCAAACATATCACATCACCACATGGTAAGACTATTCACATTGAAGACTAACCGTTCCCGATTTGCACTAAATAGTGCATTTCGGAACATAACATGAGGAGAAAAGAAATGGCATTGAACATATCAAATGAACTAACGCAATACGCAAAAAATATCGTAATGAATATTGATTTCAATAAATTTACGGATAGGCAAATTAAAAATGTAGTTAAGCAATTAAGAACAGGGTGTATATCTAGAGGTAACTCTATGACTGCACACTTGGCTCGATGGATTAGAAAAGGTCATGACTTCCCACACTTTGTTTATGATAACTATGAGTTTAGGTGGAAAAATTTACCTAACGGTCATCCATTCTTTGACACCATCAAACAAGCCGCATCAATGGTTAAATTAGACCCTGATACTTCAACATGGTATATGCAATCCCTTGATGATACCATTCAAAGTGCAGAGGAACAAAAACCAAACGGAAGTATATCGTCATATAGATTGAAAGACTATAAAAAGATAGTTAAGAAATCTATGAAGATAGACCAAGAACTACCCAAAGAAGTAGAAGACTTTTTAACAGGCTTACAGAATAGAACACTAGGTGTAGTGCCTGTCGAAGTTTACGACATCATGTCATATAATTAAGGAGAACAACATGAGTATCAGTATAGCAAGCAGTGCAGTTTTAATTGACTTAAACATATCAGTATGGACAGCTAGGAAACTAGATAAGAATGTGTCTAAAGAAATTGATGTAAACAAGAACACAACCATCAAGGCGGGTAATTATAATAAACATATCCTTGCAGGTTCAGACCAACTAGATGCTATCACAAAATTAGCAAATGAAATTCGTGATTGGCATAGCAGACAAACTTTACCTTGGTCAGATGCAGGCACAAGATTGTTACCTATGACTAACTTCTTTGATTACAAACAGCAGTTAGGTGCATATGAAGCTGAGTTTAAATCTCGTATAAATACATTTATACAACAATACCCAAACATCATTCAAGGTATGGCTTTTAAGTTAGGCAAGTTGTTTGATAGAGCAGAATATCCTGACGCAGATAAGATTGCATCTAAGTTTAACTTGAGATATACTATTATGCCTGTGCCTGAAACAAATGACTTCCGAGTAGATATTGCAGATGATATTCGTAATGAGATGCAACAAGAGTATCAGAAAGCATATGAAGGTCGTGTTGAAGCCGCTATGTCAGACGCATGGTCTAGGTTACATACCACACTAGAACATATGATAGATAGATTAAGTGGTAATGAGAAAAAGATATTTAGAAATAGTTTAGTAGATAATGCGTTAGAGTTGACAAATCTACTGACAAGGCTTAATGTAACAAAAGACCCACGATTAGAGAAAGCAAGACAAGAGTTAGAACAATCTCTAGTCGGTGTAACTGCTGACGAGTTACGAGATAGTGTAGGTGCAAGACAAGAAATACTAGCAAGAGTAAATCAAATCATGGAGACTATATGAAAGTATATCATGCGATGCATGAGAACTCACCTGACATAACAAAAGAGGATAAAGAGAAAATATCTATCCTTAAACTTGTAGAAGTAGGTAAGTATGTAACAAATGTAGGTATCAGAGATGGTCAATTCTATGTGCTTTCTGATAATGATACTGATGAAGTATATCTAGAATATAAAGCCGCTATGCAAAACATACAGGCTCTTATGAACACTAAGATGGACTTCCGATTGTTTGAGCAAAAGAATAAAGAGTTCCATACCAAGAGACTTAATGCTATGCAAAAAGTTATGGAGATGCCTAAATGAAAAAAGAACCTGTAAAAGAAAAGTGGGTTAAACAACAAGTAGTAAAGATGTTGAAAGCTAGGCATCTTTACTACTTCTTTCCTGTTGCAGGACCATATCAAAGTTTAGGTGTGCCTGATATTATTGCGTGTGTAAGAGGTAGATTTGTAGGTATAGAATGTAAGGCAGGCAAAAACCGCCCTACAGAGATACAACTACGAAACCTTGAAGCTATACGAAATAATGATGGGATAGCACTAGTAGTGAATGAAGATGATTTAGAAGCTTTAGAACAAAGATTGGAAACATTAACATGACAAGATTAAAAACAATATTAAATAAATACAAGGAGACAAGAATGGCAAAACCAAAATTTAGATTAGATTTAAAAACCGATAAACTATATCAAATCGCAAAAAAAGCAGGGGAAGGTAAAGTTGATATGGTTAACAATCCACCTCACTATACACGAGGAGGGCTAGAAACCATAGATGTATTGGAAGCTAAATCAACACCTGAAGAGTTTAAAGGGCATCTTAAATTAACTGCTATGACATATATTACAAGAGCAGGACACAAAGATAGTGAGTTACAAGACGCAAAGAAAACACAATGGTATGTAAATAAGTGGGTAAAAACACTTGAGAAAGAAGCTATTAGTAAATAATGTGGGTGTTTCAGCTTGCATTAATATCAGGAGTTATGGTAGGCTTAGAACTTAGATACTTAGAAGATGATGCACCCTATCATTTTTCTTTATTGATTGACCTATTAATAATTCGATTGGTATTACAAAAGCTTAAATATGTCAGATGATTCAGATAAAACGCAAGATAGATTAGAAAAAGAAGATGCCATTCGCCGTAAGGAAATGGAT